AAATAATTAAATCATTTTTCAATTGTTTCATATGCATTGACAAATCATAGTCTATACTACCTAACTCTTTTTTTACATCATTTAATTTTTCATCAATAAATGAATTATCAACTGTACTTTCTACTTTTACATCAAGCATTTTATCTTCCAGCATAACTAAACTACGTTTTACTTTTGTTTCAGACTCTTTAATATTTTCATTAATAATATGAATTGAATAAACAGTATATACAGCAACTAATATTAAAAATGTTTTAATAGTATTGTTTATTATATTCATTAGTGTATCAACTTTCTCATTACCCAATCTTTCATATTATATTCATCAGCCAATTTTATCATCTTATTATACCACATAGATTTCATTTCATCTGATTGTGCTTCTGCACACGCTTTTGCTAGATTTTCTAGTCTGTGTTTTTTGGGATCGTTGTTTAAACGTTTTAGGTCTTCATTTGTCATCATATAATTATCTCCGCATTATTATAATATATCACTTTTTTACTCTCTTGTCAAGTCTTATTTTTTGTCATTCCAATCATATATTTGATTGAGTTTTAAACGTATTTCGTCTGGATTATCACCAAATTCTTTGACTAAGCCTTGATAACCTCTTAATTTTTTGTTTCTTTTTTCTAATTGTTCAATCTTTTTCTTCAAATCCACATTACGATTTTCTTTTATTAATATCTTTTTCATACGCCATTGTCTTAAAGATATGTTGGCCGCTATTAATAATAAAACGGCTAATGGGTCAAATACAAATATAAGAATTAATATGACAATACGAACAGCCTTATCAAAATTGTCTTGTGCGTTCTCACCATATATAAGTTCAGCAACATATTTTATAGGTCCGACTTCAGCTTCAATCTTATCTTGTTCTAAACTTAATGATGCCTTTTCATTTGTAAGTTCAACAATCTTATCACTTGCGTTATTAATTGCTGTATTTAATGTGTTTCGTTCTTCTTCTTGTTTTTGTCTTTCTTTTAAACCACGAGTGACAAATTCTTTTTCAATATACACATCTAAAGCTTTATCTAATTGATCTAAAGTCTTTTGTGATCTGTCTATAATTAATTGTTGTTGATTAATTTGATTGTTTAATACAGAAATTTTTATGTTATTACCTGATGTAGGTTTTACTTGATCAAGGTGTGCCTTTGATAGAAAACCAAAGATACCCATTGATGTAATGAATATTAAAACTATAATAGCACCAAAGAGATATGCTTTTAGTAAACGTGGTACATCACTATTCCAATTATTATATAACCAACTGGCGGCAACAAGTTTACCTACTTCTAATGCTGAACCCATAGCAATAATAGGTATCACAGCACCAGCAAACAATGTTGCTAGACCTATGATTGAATATCCAGCCGCTATAATAGATATAGATATGGCCGATAGAAATGTAAGTATTGTTAAAAACATTATTTTATATTATACTCGTTTCTAATTGTTTTAATTATACTTTTAATTTTAGGAAAATAATTTTTATCTGAGGCGTAGGCACCAAGTGTTTCTACTAATTTAAATGGGTCGTCAATTCCTTCTTCTCTCAACTTCCTATAATCTTCAAAACTTGTACCATTATTTAGTATTTTAATATAGTGTTCTACACTATAACATTCGTGTTCATAAACTCTTACACCCCATTTCTTTGGAGTATTTGATGGTAACATATGAGGGTCTTGTAAATCATATGTTCTTATACCAAATAAGTTTTTACCAACTTTAGCAAACCGACTATCACCCCAACCCGATTCTAATGCTGCCTGAGCAAGTAATAGTTCTACATTTACTTTTTCAAAATCTTTATTTCTCCAATACACATAATCCACACATTGTAAAACATTATCTAAAAATTGTTGATTATTTGTGTGTTCAAAATCAGGCTTTTGTGGTATACTTTCTTCCGCTCTTAATTTTGTATCTTGTACATACAAATAAGTTATACCAATACAAAATGTGATAATCGTAACCACCATTAATGTTTGAATAAGTGTTTTAAATTTTTTTAGCATAATACTCATATCCTGTCCATTCAACACCATCACTATCTCTAAACGAAGGTATCTTTACTTGATAAAATGTTAACTCACTTTTTAACTTTTCTACTTTAGCAAAAATATGTTCTGCTTGTTTTAAAGTATAATTATCGTAAATATCTTTCGCCCAATTACCAGTGTAGTATAGTTTACCTGTGCCTGGTAAGTTAGATGGTTTTGTCAGTTCAGTTAATTGTATTATTGCCTCACCGATTTCTGCTTTTAAATAGCGATCTAGTTCTTTCACTTTTCTTCTCATAATATATCTCTCTCTTTTATAGGTCTAAACCTATTGCGTTTAATTTTGGCCTAAAACTGTAAAACAGTTTGTTATGATTACCAGTATCACCTTTATTAGCCATTTGATATAGATGTACCATTTCGTGTCCCAAAGTGTCCACAAATTCTTTTTTATTTCTGTACGAAGGTAACATTTCTAACGAATATGATCTCGTACCTTTTCTTTTTCGTTCTATTATTTCAACTAATCCGTAACAAAATTTCTTAGACTCATCCTTGTAAATCTTTTTAATTTTGATTTCATTAAATGGTGATAACTTATTTTTAAAAATTGCTTTATTGATCATATTGAAAAATTTTTTAATATCTTTATATGTCGTTTTATATTTGTTACGACTTGCTAATTCACGCTTTAATATTTTCTTAACCATACTTCTATTTTTTACTGTCCTTTTTGACATATCTTAAACCTAATTCCTTTAAGTAAAATAATATAACAAATAATAAAAAAATATAGACTATTAACACTGTTTATCTTTAATTTTAGAATCTTTTAAAAGTAAACATTTGTGTGTTTTGTCTAACTCTAATCTTAATTGTGTCATCATATTATCCATAATGTAAGGTAAGTATTGTTGTAGTACACCTGTCATCTGTATAGCAAATTGATGACCCATTTTTTGTAGTTCACTTTCTAATAATTTAGCGTGATCTACGTTAGTACCGTTTACTGTAGATTGTATCACGTGACCTATAACTGCTGTGTTATAATCACTTATTTTGTTATCATCTGCATTTGCTAATGATGAAAAAATCCATAGCATACCTGCAAATAGTATATTAATTAAAATCAACTTCTTAAACATAATGTAGTCCTTTCACTTTATTGATTATCATATATTTATAATAACACACTTTGACTAGTAAGTCAAGCGTTAAAAAGTGTTGATTTTATTGAGGTTTTGAGGGTATACGTGAAATATACCCTCTAAAAGTGAGTATTTACTTAGTGATTCTAACGAAATTATCGTCCCAACCAAAGGTTTCTTTGACCATTTGAGCGGTTAACCCCTTGTAAATATTATTTAAGTTCTTATTTTTGATTGCTATTAGGACTTCAGCGTCTTTTTGTTGTAATCCTTCTAACATCTGTATAAACATAGTTTCTTTTTTTAACTTGTTTATTGTGTTATTACCACCAACTACGAAGTGATATAATTTTTTCGATTCTGACAATAAACTAGTATGTTCAGTACCAGCAGGTGCCTCATTTGCAATATAAGGTGGTATGCCTTCTGGTAAATCCCATTCTATTTTAGGATCAAATGCCGCCTTTAACAATTGCCTCATTGCAGGATTGTCGTGTTGTTTTAAAACAGCAATCTTTTTAGGTTTGTCTTTTGCGTTATTGATTTGTGTAAAAATCTCGTGTACTAAAGGTTGTCCTGAACCTTCCATACCAAGACCTTGATTTAGATTTTTTGTTGCTATAGCCATAATTTCTCCATTTTAAAAGTCATTAATCTTATCTATCAAAGACTTCAATTTTTTATCTATAAAATAATTTAACAGTAGCGACCTGTCTTTTACTTTATAGTTCTTATATGTATTTATAATGTTTGTTTCTATTGTTTGTGGTATTTGCGATAAGTCTATTAATTTCTTATTTCTATTATAATACTTCTTTGTTTCTGCACCTAGTGGTATATTATCAATATCAGTCCATTCTTCTAATTGTTTTGCTCTGATAGGTTTTTGTCTTTCGTTTCTTACAAAGATTTCATCATCACTTAATATATTAGGTACACCGTCTGATCTATCACCTTTGATAATTTGTTCTCTTAAAAATTTTACAGGATCCTCGTTTTCACCTATATAACCTTTTAATAAAGGCGACCATTGATATACATTACCATAATGTTGTAGTTGTACAAAGTCTTTATCACCTGAAACGATTAAATACTTGTCTTCAGTTTGTTGTTTTACTAATGTAGCAATTATATCGTCTGCTTCGGAGTTCTCTACATACATTACTACATATGGAAAGTTTTCTTTTAATTCATTCTTAATTTCTGTAATAACATTAAAGATATTGTCCCAATCAAAAGGACCATCTTGTCTTGCCATCTTTCTACTGTGTTTATAGTGTGGATAAAAATCTCTACGCCAAGGATCACCTGCGTCTGAACACAATACCATTGTACCATATTCTTCTTTAAACTTTACATTGAAACCTCTTAATGAGTTTAATACCATATGCCTAATCATTTCTTTGTTAGGTTTTACATCACCTTTGCCTCTAACTTGTGCCATAAGGTTTGATATTAATACTTGGTTTAAATCAACTAAAATCATTTTTTAGACCACTCTTCCGTTACATCTTCTACATTTAATTCACCATGGTAAACGGTATAAAACTCGTGTGGTTCACCAAAAGTATCTAGTAAATAATCGTGGCCATCTTCTTCATATTTTTCTTCCAATTCTTCGATACTCATTCCTTTTACATCATTAAAATAAAAAGAACATTGGTCATCAACTTCCTGATCTTCGGTCATTGTATGGTCAAATTCAAATTCATTATAGGCGTCATCTTTATCACCAATTATATCTTGTAATTCTTCATCATTTTCAACTTTTAAAATACAATGACCCCAACGGTACATTTCTTCCGTTACACAAGACACACCTTTTTCTTCATCTTTAAATGTTTGATATTCGTAAATTGATTTTTTAAACTTCGGTGATATTTTATAAAATTTAGTCATTTAAATATTTCTTTTTATACCATTTGTAAAAATCTTTATCTTCAAAATATTCTGCGATATGATTAGCAGGAACCTGATCGCTACGAATACAATCTGCTATAGATTGATATTCTTTTTTAGAGATAGTTACTCCAATGTTTTGACTTTTTATTTTTGAGTTCATCTTTTAATACCTTAATTCTAAATTTATTACCGTCTATTGTAGTATTCATCCAACCACAATCTTGTGGTTCAAATATTTTTTTAAAATACTTATTTGTATTTTCTAATGCTTTGATCTCATTTAAAATTTGTGTTTTATTTGCCATATTTACTCCAAGATTTGTCTAGTACATAATACCAAACACCATTGATCATAGGTTCTATAATTGCGTCAATACCT